ACGGCACTAGGCCAGGCAAAGGACTCCCCAGATGCTTTCGAGGAACGGTATCAAGAAGCACTCAAGAGGAAGAGATCTCGCTCTCAATTGAGGAGTTCTCGAAACTCATTGATGCAACAAGAACTCAAGTCTCGCTAGGCGAATGGGTGGGGCCCCTGGCCGTTGCTCTGGAGGATGCGATGGATGATATGGATGGCGATACGTCCCCTGGCATTCCTTTATCGCACTATGGTGCGAAGAAGGAGTGTTGGTTGGATGATCGGAGAGGTTTGTCGTTATTGGTTTTGGAACGTCTAAAACGTATGTTATTGATGGAGGTTCCTGATGACCCCCGTGATTTAGTTCGTGGTGGTTTTAGGGATCCCATTTATGTATTCGTCAAGGACGAACCACACTCTGACCGGAAAATGGCTGATAAACGGTATCGGATTATTTCTTGTGTTTCTTTGATAGATGTCCTGGTGGAGAGGTTGTTGTTTGGGCGTCAGAACAAGCTAGAGATATCTTGCCATGAGTTCATGTCCTATAAGCCTGGTATGGGTTTACACGATGAGGGTATGCAGGCGCTTTACGATTATTTTGTGAAGCTGTCAGTTAACCCTTTGTGTTCTACTGATATATCAGCTTGGGACTGGAGTGTCCCCGGTTGGTTGATGGATTGTGAGCGCGAGTATAGGTTGTCCGTTTGCACTAGATTAGGTGCATGGGCAAAGTTAACACGTGTCTATTATCATTCCATGAACCGGAAGATATTCCAATTGGCTAATGGTGAGATGTATATGCAGGTAAACGGCGGAATACAGGCTTCTGGAAGTTACAACACTAGTTCGTCCAATTCCCATATGCGCAAGATAGCTGCTTCTATAGCTGGAATGCGATTGGGATTTGAGCCTCAAATTGGTGTTGATTGCCAGATGGGTGATGACGCCGTTGAGTTGTATTACCCTGGCTTGTGTGATGCATATCAATCCCTTGGTTTTAGAACCAAAGGAGTTGTTATGATGGATGGCAAGTTCACGTTTTGTAGTACTGTATGGTCTGATGATTGGCGTGGTTCACCCGAGAATGCATTGAAGACTTTGTTCCGATATGTATCTAAGGATGTGGACTCCCA